AGCAAGCCCGTTCCATCCTTCCAGAAGGTATGACCGTAAGTAGATTGTACGTATCCGGCACACTCCGTAGCTGGGTGCATTATTGTCAGCTACGCATGGGTCCAGAGACCCAAAAAGAACACCAGGAATTGGCCATTATGTGCTGGGAAGCCCTGGGTAAACAGTTCCCTAACACCATCGAAGCTTGCAAAGACTAATAATTCTAAGAGGCAATAAATGAAACAAGCGCACATCAACACCCCGTGGTCTACGGTTGGATACCTAACCTACAAGCGAACCTATTCACGTATCATGGACGAGGATACAGGACGAACAGAAGAATTTACTGACACCATTGATCGAGTCGTCAATGCTGCACAGGAACAATTGGGTTGTGGATTCACGAATAAAGAAATTGATCGCCTTCGGGGTTATCTTCTTGGACTTAAAGGTTCGGTTGCCGGTAGATTCCTATGGCAGCTTGGAACTGAAACCGTAAACAAGCTAGGACTTCCGAGTCTTCAGAATTGCGCTGCAACCGTTGTGGATCATCCTGTGCGTCCATTCACCTGGGCATTTGATATGCTAATGCTTGGTTCGGGTGTCGGTTACAACATCCAGCGTGAATTTGTCTACAAGCTACCGCCAGTACGCGAAGAATTCAAAGCTCCGGTACGCGATGATACGAAAGACGCAGATTACATCATCCCGGATACACGAGAAGGTTGGGTAAAACTTCTCCACCATACCCTACAGACTGCGTTCTACCCAGACTCAGATTATGCACCGGGATTCACCTTCAGTGCTCAATTGATTCGTGGACGGGGCGCTCGCATCAAGGGATTTGGCGGAACGGCCTCTGGTCCAGAAGATTTGGTATGGGGCATCCAAGAAATCTCAAAGGTTCTGATGGAACGCGCTGGTACACAGCTTCGTCCAATTGACTGCCTCGATATCATGAATATCCTTGGTAAGGTGGTGGTTGCAGGCAATGTGCGTCGTTCTGCCCAGATTGCTCTTGGTGATCCAGATGATATGCAGTTCCTTGCGGCTAAAAATTGGGCACTAGGTAACATTCCATCATGGCGTGCCATGAGTAATAATTCGGTTGTCTGTAACGATATTAGACATCTGCCGAAGGAGTTCTGGGATACCTACAACGGTGATTCTGAACCTTATGGACTCATCAACCTGAAGTTGTCACAAGCCTGTGGACGCCTAGGCGAGACACAATACAAGGATCGTAAGGCCGTATCGTACAATCCTTGTGCTGAGCAAACCCTGGAAAAGTATGAGACTTGTTGTCTATCCGAAATCTTTTTGCCGAACATCACTTCGTTCGAAGAGCTGAAAGATGTAGTTACTCTCCTGTATCGTATCAATAAGCATTCTCTCCGTTTGTCTTGCCATAATAAAGAGACGGAAGAAGTCGTTCATCGTAATATGCGCATGGGCGTGGGTGTCACTGGTTACCTGCAAGCATCGGAAGAGCAAAAGGGTTGGTTGTCGGAATGCTATACATTCCTGCGTGAGTTCGATAAGCAGTACTCCAAGGAACACGGTTGGAATCCTTCGATCAAATTGACGACCTGCAAACCATCGGGTACGTTGTCGCTATTGCCGGGTGTCACTCCTGGTGTGCATCCAGGCTATGCTCGACACATGATTCGTCGTATCCGAATCGCCGCAGAGAATCCGCTGGTACAGGTATGTCGTGAACATGGCTATCCGGTTGAGTTCCAGCGTAACTTCGATAAGTCTTGTGACTATTCGACTGTTGTGGTTGAATTCCCATTCTCATATCCCGAAGGAACGGTTCTAGCGAAGGACCTGACTGCTATCGATCAGTTGGAATATGTTAATCGTTTGCAGACCGAATGGTCTGACAACTCGGTATCATGTACTGTCTATTATCGCATCGAGGAACTACCGGAGATTAAGGCTTACCTGAAGAAGCACTACAACAAAGGATTCAAGACTCTCTCGTTCCTCCTGCATTCTGGTCATGGTTTTGATCAGGCTCCGTATGAAGAGATCGAAGAGGAAGAATTCAATACACGCTTCGAAAACTCGCGCCTCATTGATACGATTGATTCAGTACAGTTCGAGGGTGATGATGAATGTGCCGGTGGCGTTTGTCCCGTAAAGTGAGATAATACATGCCGATTTACGCTTTTAAGTGCAAGACATGTGAGAGGACGTGGGACAGTTTAATGTCCTACGATAACTCTGAGAAGGTCGAACTCATTTCATGCCCAACATGCCATGAGTTCACGGTGGAGAAGACTGTTACTGCCCCTGGGATGTTTGATCTCAGGGGCGGAGGGTGGTACAAGCCAGGAATCAGTTAATATGAGTGCCAACAACCAGATTGCCCGTGTCTATCTAACCGATATTCGTCGTCAATTAGAAGAGTTAGACGCCATTGTGGAGTCTGCGGTCTACATGACAGACTCCAAGGAGGAAATCTTCATCCTCGGAACAGCACTTCTTTCCAAGGCAAGACAGGTTCTAGCACCAATCGTTGGAATAGATCAGCTTGAAGTGATGATGTTGCAGTACATACAACTCCTGCGGAATCAGGCGAATGGAAGTGGATAAGTCGTGACTAAATAGCTCCAGAAGACCTTAATTCTGGAGTTCCCATGTCTAATCCCGCCCCTGTCCACCAATGCCTTGAATGTAGTGCCGAGTTCGATGTTACCCCTCATGATGAAGGCTATGACTACGGCGAGGTACGATTCTGTCCTTACTGCGGTACCAGTCTTGAGGAAGAGATCGATGAAGAGCTTTTCGGAGACGAAGAGTGATCAGTCCCTGGACCTACGGTGAGAAAGACATTCATGAGTCGAATCTGGACTTAGCTGAGTACATCGGTTTTGTCTATGAGATTCGTAACAAGACCAATGGAATGAAGTACATCGGTAAGAAGCTCTTCACGAAGGCCGGCACCAAGCAAGTGAAGGGTAAGAAAAAGAAGATACGCAAGCCCTCGGACTGGGAGAGTTATTTCGGTAGCTCTCCCCGTTTCAAGGAAGCAGTGCAGGCAGAAGGAAAGGACAATTTCGAGCGCCGCATCCTTCGTCTCTGCACTACGCTATCTGAACTGTCATACTGGGAAAGCTGGTGGATTTACAACAAGCATGCTATCGTGGACCCTATGTTCTACAATGACTGGATCAGCTCGCGTACCACCCGAGCCCACCTGAACAAAGTCGCAACTAAGATTTTGCAACCCATACATTATGGAGATTCACATGAGTAATAGTGGTATACTATGGCGTACCTACAAAAGCGGTGATAGTACCGTTAGCCTGTACACCAGGGAAGGTTCCCCTGCCGTCGAGATCGTCAATCAAACTACTGATACGCGAGACACTCTAGTCCTCATGTCAGACCAGGACGTACTCCAGTTCCTGTTCCTCATTACCTCCAATGGGTATGAGGAAGTTCTTGACACTACGGATGAATCCTGATACAATAGCGGACATATGCCCCCATAGCGGCCAGAGCTTCTACCTCTGAGAACCGTAATGGACTGAGAATGCGAGTTCGAATCTTGCTGGGGGCTCCACTTTGGAGATCAGATATGCAAGTTCGTATCGGCCCGTTCCGCAACAATACCAGAATCGAGCGTGTGGCTATCCGTCCCTATGATACCTGGGACCTCTTCACCACACTAGCTATCATCATCCATCCTTCGCTCGTTCAATTCCGTGAACAAGCCCAGTCATGCCCCGCCACCCGAGTCCCCGATGAAGAATTGGAGATTCTGGAGATGGATGAGTTCGGCAATGATCCCTTCCAGGATGATGATGGTAATTGGTGGTCCTACGACCTGGGCCGCTGGCTCGTCATTTTGGATAAGATGATCTTTTCGTTCGAGAAGGTACAGACCGACTGGAATGAAGAGTTCTTTGATGACGTTGGAGATGTATTCGACCAGGAAGGTTACACAAGACTAACTGATGAGATTCAGGAAGGTCTCGATCTTTTCGCCAAGTACTACACCGCACTATGGATTTGACATTAAAGTCCCAGTGTGTTATACTGCCACCGCCCAAAATCGGGCTTTCGTTATGAGAGAGGAGTGAATGATGAGCAATATGTCCAAGGAACTGAAGTTGGTGAATGCACTGCGTAAGGGCACCATCCTTACCGCCAACCAGATCAAGTCCCGTTTCAAGCTGGCGAATCCGTATGCGGCAATCGCATCCGTCCGTGATCGCCATGGCATCAACGTGACCAAGAACATCGTGAACCGCAATGGTGTCCGCACCATCAAGTATAGCGTCACGAACAACAAGGCCCGCAAGGCTGCGTAATGGTTGCTCATGTGACCAATAGTGCATGAGAAAGGGGCCTTCATTGGCCCCTTTTCTTTCCTAAATACTCAGCCGTCACGGCATAGCCTGGGGAGAGAACTATGGGGAAGAAAGCACTTGCACTCGCACGACGTTTTGTGGTATACTGTTGGCACAAAATGGTCTCTTCAGTTCAATGTCCTGCCATGGATGAATACCAGCAGCACATTAAGGACTGGGAGGATTCTCTCAAAAAGTAATAGGAAAGTCAATGTCCCTACGTGAGCAGTTACTGAATCATTTGAAGTCCCAGGTTTGTGATGTCACCTTTACTAAGGCAGACGGCACAATCCGCAATATGAAGGCCACCCTGGAAGAGAGTCATCTTCCGCCTCCAACCCCTCCCAAGGAAGGCGCAAAGCCCCGAGCAGAGAATCTAGACCTGATCAACGTATGGGATACCGAGGCCGCTGGTTGGCGCTCATTCCGTCTTGACAGTCTGATCAGCTTTGCATATGGCACTGCGGATACACAGATTGTCATCGAATTTGGCGATGTAGGCCAAGAGGAAGACAGTCTCAATGAATACCTACTTGATCCGTACAAGGGTTCCAACTAATGCATGAATTGAGTGAAGAGAAACGTAACCTCATGGTTATTCCAGAGGTTGCGCAGCGAGCACGCGGTGGTACTGAGCTTCTCTACAATGAACTTTACCACCGCATGCCGCTGGAACTGCTAGAGAAGTTCCAGATCGTCCCCTCCCGTCCACCCAAGGAATTGGCGAAGGATAAGGTGCGTTTCTACTGGGCACATGATCTACCCGGTGACCCAGCAGCTGATAGCCTGAAGAACGGCGGATGGAAGCAGTATCACAAGATCATCTTCGTGAGCAATCACCAGATGAATGGCTTCCAGCAGCACTATGGTATTGCCCCTAGTCGCTGTGTAGTGATCCCTAACGCCATCATCCCCATCGAGGCACATGAGAAGCCTAAGGACGTAATCCGTCTGGCTTACTGGTCTACTCCGCATCGTGGCCTGAACATTCTTGTTCCTGTCTTTAAGAAACTGGCAGAGAAGTACGAGAACATCGAACTCGAAGTCTTCAGTAGCTTTGAACTCTACGGTTGGGCAGAACGTGATAAGGAATTTGAGCCTCTGTTCGAGCAGGCCCGCGAACATCCACGTATCCACTTGCATGGCTCCGTAGACAACGCTGTACTGCGTGAGAAGCTCAAGGAGTGCCATATCCTGGCCTACCCCTCCACCTGGATAGAAACCTCCTGCTTGGTCCTTATGGAGGCAATGAGCGCCGGTCTGATGTGTGTCCACAGTAACCTTGGTGCTCTGTATGAGACCGCCGCAAACTGGACCAACATGTATCAGTTCCATGAGGATGCCAACAAGCATGCAGAGTCTTTCTATCATGTGCTAGAGGCTAGCATCCTGACCATGAACTCTCCAGAAACGAATCATCGTCTGGCGATCCAGAAAAACTACGCGGACGCATTTTATAACTGGGAAGGTCGTGAGGTTCAGTGGCGTGCACTCCTGGAAAGTTACAAGAATGAGTCACCACAGACATCTCAGGGTGAGTTCGTTTACAGAGTCAAGTGAAGACTAAATATGGAAAACCAGGGTCGAAAGGCCCTGGACCTTCCTCTAACTCTGGAGTAGCACATGGGCCAAGTTGTACGTTTTCCGAAAGAGAATGCAAGGGCCACGGCACACGAGGAGTTTGAACAGAATATCAAGATGGTCCATGACCGAATTGTGGAAGTGACTACTGAAGCATTGGGTTCTGTGTTGTTCGGATGCATTGAAGATTTCAGTGTCAAGGTCGGTGACCAGAAAGGAATTGAGAAAGACCTAGCAGTCTTTGAGGAAGCGATTCAGTCACTCTTCTATCGACAGTTTGGTTATGAGCATGTCCTTCACGGTCTAGCTGACGGACAGGATGAGGAAGTTCCTACAGAATGAGGTAAACAGTGATAATCGTGGATTACAGCCAGATTGTGTTAAGCAATCTGATGGCTCAGTTAGGGCCACATACAAACACTCCAATTGAGATTGAAGCATTACGACCGATGGTGTTGAATTCGCTCAGGGCAGCTAACGCAAAATTCCGTGCTGAGTACGGTGAGATGGTTATTGCCTGTGATAGCAAGCACTACTGGCGTCGCGATGTGTTTCCGTACTACAAGGCGAATCGCAAAGACGCCCGAGAGTCTATGGACCTCGACTGGGATGCTGTCTTCAAGTGCATGGACATCATCCGCGAAGAACTAGGTGAGTTCTTCCCCTACCGTGTACTGCGTATTGATGGAGCCGAGGCTGATGATATCATCGGAACTCTCTGCCGCTACACAGAACCCCGCACGGTCTTCTCCTCCGGTGGTATCGATCCCCAGCCTGTTCTCATCCTATCGAAGGATGGTGACTTCGTGCAACTCCAGAAGTACGGGCATGTGAAGCAGTTCGATCCTATCGGCAAGAAGTTCATCTCTCATCCCCGTCCAGACCTGTACCTAGCGGAGCACATCCTCCGTGGTGATCGTGGTGATGGTGTACCCAACTTCCTCAGTCCTGATAACAGTCTGGTGATGAAGATTCGCCAGAAGCCTGTGATGCAGAAAAAGGCTGATGTCTGGGTTCTTCAGCAGCCAGAAGAGTTCTGTGATGAGGAGATGCTCAAGCGTTGGCATCGCAACAAGATGCTGGTAGACCTATCCCAGACACCAGAGAATCTACAACAGGAAATCGTGCAATCGTTCGAGACACAGACTGGTAAGAACCGCACCAAACTTTTCAACTACTTCATTTCACGCAGACTAAAACTCTTAACTGAGAGCATTGGAGATTTTTAATGAACACACGTAAGCCGGGTATTGGCGAGATCATTGAACAAGCATGCAAGCTGAAAGGCGAGGACATGAAAATTGCATGGCTGCGTCAGAATGATTCGCAGGCCCTTCGTGATATTCTTCACCTCACCTTCGATGTCCGTGTAACATGGTCATTGCCGCATGGGGATGTTCCATACAAGCCTACTGATCAGCTTGATCAGGAAGGTATGCTGTATCGAGAGTCGAAGAAGATGCATTACTATCTCGATGGTCTGATGCCGGGCCTGAAGCAACTGAAGCGCGAGACGATGTACATCCAGCTTCTTGAAGCTGTTGCGCCGAAGGATGCTGTGCTCCTGGTCTCGATCAAGGACAAGAAGCTTCCCTGGCGTGGGCTGAAGCCTGAGACTATCTTGAAAGCCTTTCCTGGCCTGTTTGTGGCCCCTGTAACGAAGTAAGAGGAAGAGAAGTGATCAAGCACGAGAAGACCAAGCATCACAAGCCCGCTCGCGATGAGAGCGAGGAATATGGTGAGACCCTCCGTAAGGCGGAGAGCCGTCGCAGGGAACATGATATCGACCGTGCTCTGCGGAGTCGTGATATCAGTGAACTGCTAGAATCTGACGATCTGGACTGGTAAAATGCCAACATACATTTTTCACAACACAGAAACGGATGAGCAGTGGGAACAGCTCATGAAGATTGCTGAGA